ATACGGCGCGTCAAGCGCATCGTAGTCGGTTGCGATCATGACCGATCCCAGCCCTGTCGACGCACTGCTAGACAGGACTGCATCCGATGACGTCGACTTAAACTCGACTATCATCCCTCTCATTTTGTACTGGTCGTACGCGGGACCAGAGCTGGAAGCTAACCACGGGAAGGTCTTTACCTGCCCGGGGTTGATCGGGAACTTCTCGATCGTGAAGTCCGCAGTGGCCACGATGTCCTTGATGAACTCACGGTGACGGACAATCACTCCTCCTCGCTCTGAGGAGTTCACCACCTGTGCGGGGGTCATACCACCCTTCATCAGTGTGTTCGACACTACTCGGTAGTCTCCGAACCCTGTGATCTTCTCTACGAGATGACCCAGCTTACCTCCGATCATGGTGCCTAGGGCCTCTCCTAGGGGACCTCCTAGCGCTGTGCCAGCTAGTCCACCTAGTCCACCTCCGACAGCAGATATGACTCCGGGGTCTCTAGTAGACTCCCGACGATAACGAGCCTGCTCCGCAGCATGCTGCATCTTAGCAGTCTTATACGCATAACGGTGCTTCATACCCTTTGAGGACTTTTGAGCACTTCGATACTCACCCTTTGCACCGGCAGCTAAAGCCTTAGCCTTCCAATACTCTGCCTTCTCGGCATCAGAGTACTTACGTCTGTCCATCACTGTCCAGCGTCGGGGGTATACCCCTCTCATATGTTCCTCCAATAGGAAAATATATCTGGTGGGTCGGTCTCTCTTGGATGGCCAGGACCCGCTAAAGCGGGTCAGTCCATCTGAGCCCGACCCCCTGTGCGCTGTTAGAGCTTACAGGAGGATAACTTACCCCGACGTCGCTCGCGCTCCTCTGCGTGGTAGGGGACCCCCCCCTGGGGGGGGTCCCTGCCTCCCACTGGTGCCACGTGTGTCGGGGCCCCCAGGGGGGTGCGGTTATCACCGTCGAGCCTTCTACCTGGCAGTGGGTAGGTAGAGTGGGTAGGTAGGTACCCCCAAGGGTGGGGGGGCGCGGATTATTTACCGGCGGCGGCAAGTCTGCGCGGCGGGCGGCGGCCTGCGGCGGCCGGACGGCGGACGCGGGTGGCGCGGATTATTTACCGGCGGCGGCAAGTCTGCGCGGCGGGCGGCGGCCTGCGGCGGCCGGACGGCGGACGCGGGTGGCGGCCGGCCTATTAGAGGGTGGGTGCCATGGGTACATACCCGGCATGGACACCCCACCGACAGCACCTGTCAAGGCCTTCCAGTTCCAGGGCTGTAGGATCATGTTGACCTACAAGCACCACCTGGACAAGGAGGCGTACATCAAGTGGTTCACCACCGAGTCGGTTGGCTTCACCCCACAGTTCATCCGCCTCGCACACGAGACCGGGGATGAGCATCACCCGTACCTGCATACGCACGTCCTGATCCACTTCGGAAAGAATTGGAAGTGCCTGAACTGTCAGGCACGACTCAACTACCGTCACGGGGACGAGGTCGTTGTGGTCAACTGCCAGCCTGTCAAGACACTGACACACTGGAACAACAGCTTGCGCTACATCGCCAAGGAGGACACGGCTAACGCGGACCTCCTCACGACTCCTAAGTCGATCGCTGACTCCGTATGGAGCTGCGCCACCGTGCAGGACGCACTCCAGCGTTGCACTAAGCCTGGCGATGCGCCTGGCATCCTCTCTCTCTACGCTCACAAGCCTAGAGACGCTCCCACGTGTGTGGAGCCAGACTTCCCCTGGCACTCAGTCGCTAAGGACCTCGCGCTTGGTAGGTCTGATGGTAGGAGCATCCACTGGTTCCACGACCCTGTGGGAGGCACTGGCAAGTCGTGGTTCACGAGGTGGGCATGCCTCAACAACCATGCCTACGCTGTCACCACTGGGTGCAGCATCCACCACTTTGCCACCATCATCGCTGGGGCGATAGACGCTGGTTGGGACCAGCGCTGCATCATATTCGACCTGCCTAGGCAGACCGAAGACCTTGATCGCATATACACCCTCCTTGAGGCATGCTGCGATGGCGTTGTCACTGCCACCAAGTATCAAGGTAAGACCGTTTGGTTCAACAAGCCGGTCGTGATTGTCATGGCCAACTGGTTACCCAACCGAGGACGCATGTCCCTCGACCGCTGGAAGGTCTACACCATTCAAGCGGATAAGACGTTGGCTGACAACACCCTAGCGGGGGGGGGGGGGCTTAACATTATAGAGCCCCCCCTGGACGAAAAACGCGACTGACGCGGGCGTCTCACTTTTGAGCCTACACGGGCGCGAACGAGTCATTGATGACCGTTACGATCAGGTACCCGATGGGTGTACCTGTTGGCAGAGCCGCTGTCATGAAGCTGACGGCGGCGTTCGGTCCAGACACCTGGACGACGAACTCACACATGAGTGAGGCAGAATTCGTTCCAGTCCCTGGAGACTGTAAGAAATTCGTAGCTACTGACTGATACACGTCCACGTACGCACAATTCGTGAGAAGAGTACTCACTTCACCTATCACGGCGGTAGTACCGCTCGCGTAATAAGTAACCAGATACTTCCCATCGTCCACAGACGTAGGGAAATAGTACGTGCCGGAATCTGTCGTTCCGCCCAACGTGTTTTCGGTGTTGGGAACAGCATTGGCTAGCCAAGTGCTTGAAGTCTGTCCAGACAGCTTGAATATGTCTGACGGGTAGTCATCGTCCCCGATGGGGGACAGCTGAGGTTTGTAGAGCTCGACCTCATACGAGACCCAGAGCTCACCGATCACTGACGTAGACTCTGAGTTCTGCATTCCCTCAGTGGCGACGTAGAAGTTACCCAGGTCATACCACCTAGGATCACCTCCTGCGGGGAATCCTGGAGCCGTACGCACATACTGCATGTGCGCTGGGGTGACTGAGCTCTTACATTCGATGGGATGAATGAAAGAGCACGATGGCTTAGACGAACAGGCGAACTCGCTGTTCAACATCGCTCTCTTATTGGGATACGGCGCGTCAAGCGCATCGTAGTCGGTTGCGATCATGACCGATCCCAGCCCTGTCGACGCACTGCTAGACAGGACTGCATCCGATGACGTCGACTTAAACTCGACTATCATCCCTCTC